TAATTTCCTTGATAAAGATGATTTTATTGAATTAAAGGAAATATTCGTACACGAAAATACAACATGGCAGATAACTCCCGGGATTTCAAGCAACGACATGACCAATGCTATAAGAAATCCTCTAGATAACTATATGTTCAATCACTTAGTTTTTAAAGATATGAGAATTTTCTCTGACTCATTTGAAAAAGTGTATGAAATTATAGACCCAATCATGGGAGAACAGTTTGGTATGGACTACAGAACCATGACCAGAATCAAAGTTAATATGTACACTCGTACACATGAAGTGCAAGAACATCCATGGCACGTAGATCATAACAAGTGCGAAGGACTAAAAGGTTTACTACTATCCTTCAACACAAACGATGGCTACACAGGATTTGATGATGGCACACAAGTTGATTCAGTAGAGAACAGAGCAATAATATTTGATGCTACTCAAAGGCACCATTCTACTTCTTGTAGTAATGCACCTTACAGAATGAACATGAACATCAACTATGTCTGAGTTTTTGAGACATGAGCCATGCGAAGTGTGTGGCTCCTCAGATGCCAAGGCTATATATGACGACGGAAATACATATTGTTTTAGTTGTCAAACTTTAACGACACAAGATAATCACAATCACATGCCCACCAATGTTCAATTTAAAGGGTCAGCTCAAAGACTTAAAAAACGAGGAATCTCAGAAGCAACTTGCGAACACTACAAAGTGTACAGAGACGGAGAACTTCTCCGCTTCCCTTATTTCAACAGCAATAAAAATCTTCAAGGATTCAAAACAAAAAGCAAGCTAAAAGAGTTTAAGTATGAGGGAACTACTACTGACACTTTATTTGGTCAGTCTTTGTTTCCTAGTACTGGGAAACTTATATGTGTCTATGAAGGCGAACTCGATGCCCTCTCGGGCTGGGAAGCTTACCCTAACTGGGCACACGTTTCTCTACCTCATGGCGCAGCTAGTGCCAAGAAGGATATACAGAAACAACTCAAGCTTTTTCAGGGCTATCAAGAAATCATCCTCTTTTTTGACAATGATGATGCCGGAAAGAAAGCGACGGAGGAAGTGGCTGCTATCTTACCAAGTGGGAAAGTTAAAATTGCGCACCTTCCAGATCAGTACAAAGACGCTAGTGACGCTCTTCAATCTGGAAACGCAGAGACGATTCGGAAAGCAATTTGGAACGCGTCGCCGTATCAACCGGATGGCATCGTCGATGGTAAATCGCTTCTGGAGTTAGTAACTAACCCAAGTCCACCATGTGACTATGAGTATCCTTTTGCAGGATTGCAACAGATGACTCATGGTATTCGCTACGGCGAACTAACTGTAATCAGCGCAGGAACAGGGCAAGGGAAGAGCACCCTTACCAGACAGCTCTGTACAGACCTCCTTAGTAAAGGAGAAAAGGTCGGATATATTGCTCTCGAAGAATCAAATAGAAGAACAGCTTTAGGACTTATGTCAGTAGCTGTAGGTCAAGCGTTACACCTTGGCGAACATACCAAAGAAACATTGGAAGCAGCTTATGAAAGTACCCTTAAAGACTGGAATCTCTACTTGTATGACCACTTCGGTAGTGCTGACCCTGATACTATCTACAGTCGTATTGAATATATGGCACTCGCGCTCGAAACGAAGACCATATTTCTGGACCATTTAAGCATTTTAATCTCCGGATTAGATGGAGATGAGAGAAAGATGATAGACACCACCATGACTAGACTTAGAAGTTTAGTTGAAAAGACTGGTATAAAACTATTCCTTGTATCTCACTTACGTAGAACACAAACAGATAAGAACCATGAAGAAGGCGCACGTGTAACTCTTGGACAACTGAGAGGAAGCGCAGCAATAAGCCAACTAGCAGATGAAGTTATCGGATTAGAACGCGACCAGCAAGAGGGCGCAGTAGATCAGACAACTCTAAGGGTTCTTAAGAATAGATATTCAGGAGAGGTTGGTGTTGCCTGTCAACTCAAGTACAACAAACAAACCTGTAAATACGATGAAACTACGGACACAGTTTTCAATCCCTCGACAGACTTCTGAGGTAGAACGATTGAAGAAACCTAACCCTCCTAGCAAAGAAGCTAAGAGAAGAGCAAAGTTTAGAGATAAAACTTTTGACTACAAATCAGCATCCGTTAATAAGAAAGCGAATGTTGGTATTTGATATAGAAACAAACGGATTACTTAATACCGTTGACAAGATTCATTGCATAGCAACATATGAAACGGACACTCAAAGGTCCGCCGTATTTAATAATCGGAGTGACGGGACCGGTTCGATCAAGGACGGCATCAGTTCCATTATGGATAGTCCAGTTATTGCTGGGCATAACATCATTGGTTATGATCTCCCCGTTATTCGGAAGCTCTTTGGTACTGGCGAATATTCTGGCTTGGCTTATGACACTCTTATTCTGTCTAGGCTATACCACCCGAACCTTTTGGAAATAGATAAGAGAAGACAATGGCGACACATGCCATTGCAACTATATGGCAGACATTCACTCGAAGCTTATGGCTACAGATTAGGTGAGTACAAAGGAGACTTTGGTAAAACATCTGACTGGCAAGAGTGGAGTCAAGAGATGCAGGACTATATGGTCCAAGACGTAAATGTAACCACCAAACTATGCGACCACTTCAACCCTTACCTGACTGGATCTCGCTAGAACATCAGGTACAGAAAATACTTACAGATCAGGAAATACATGGATGGTACTTTGATGAATCAAAAGCTCAGCAACTTGAGTCACATCTCAGAAGAGAGATGGAAGAAACTCAAGCAATACTTCGAGGACAATTCCCTTTCGTTGCAGGATCGCTGTTCACTCCTAAACGAGATAACGCAACACAAGGATACAGAGAAGGATGTGAAATACAGCGAATAAAGGAGTTTAACCCAACATCGAGAGACCACATAGCATGGATTCTGACGACTCATTTGAATGTCAAACTGACCAAGACCACCACGACTGGGAAACCAATTATCGACGAGATTATATTGACGGAGATAGATATTCCCTTCTCGAGGTTATGTGCGAAATGTTTGACGATAAAGAAGAAGCTTGGAATGATATCCGAAGGCGTGAACGCATGGCGCAAGCTTGTTACGACGTCTAGCAGGATACATCACCATTGCTCAGTTTCTACGAACACTTTTAGATGTGCTCATAGAAAACCAAATCTGGGACAGGTACCAGCCGGTCCAGAATTTAGAGAATTATTTACAGCTAGTCCGGGAAAAGTAATGGTAGGTGCTGACCTATCAGGCATAGAGCTGAGAATGCTTGCTCACTATCTTGGACGGTATGACGGAGGTCGATATGCCGACATACTACTAAACGATGACATACATCAAGTTAACGCTGACAAAATTGGTATTACCCGCCGACAGGTAAAGACTGTGACATACGCATTTCTTTACGGTGCCGGAAACGAGAAAATAGGTTTGAGCTATGATAACGCTCTACAACCCAAGGAAGCCCGTAAAAAGGGACAAGAGATTAGAGAAGCTTACGTTGCTGCTATCGAAGGACTCTCCGACTTATTGGGAGCGGTTTCACATAAGGCTGCTCAGGGTCACATCATGGCATGTGACGGACGAAGGGTGCTGGTCGATTCACCGCACAAAGGACTGAACTATCTACTGCAATGCTCTGCCGGAGTCATCGCAAAAAGGTGGATGGTTATAGCTAACGAAGGCTGTCAACACAATATTCACACTCATCAACTGGCATTCGTACACGATGAATTGCAATACGAAACTAAACCAGAGGGTGCTGAAATATTAATGAGCATTTTAGAAGAATCAGCAAAATTAGCTGGAGAGTATTACAACTTACGTTGTCCTATCGCTGCTGAGTCAAAACAAGGCAAAACATGGGCTGACGTGCATTAGATATGAAATTATTAATAGACATGGACTACATAGTATATAAATGCTGTGCAGCCACGGAAACAGAAATCGACTTTGGTGAAGACCTGATAATAGTCACATCTAACTTCTCAGACGCATATAAATGTGTAAAAAGAGATTTAGAGAAAATACAAGCTGAATTAGGAGCATTCGATGATCTAATTCTGTTCTTTACAAGCCCTAATAATTTTAGGAAAAAAATTCTGCCCGAATATAAGGGACATCGACAGAGAAAAAAGCCCTGTGGTTTCAAAAGGGTGATAAATAATTTGAAACTAGAATATAAAGTCGTTCTTAAGGACACACTCGAAGCAGACGATGCTCTCGGTATGTATGCCACTAAGTTTCCCGGAAACATTATTGTCTCTCCTGATAAAGACATGAGACAGATTCCCGGTAGATTATATGACTTTAAAGAAACAGTTGACATCACACCTGAAGACGGTGCTCGTTGGCATCTCATACAAACACTAGCTGGTGATAACACCGACGGTTACGCAGGCGTACCCGGGATAGGAGTTAAGAAAGCTATGAAAATATTTGAAGAGAAAGGATACACGTGGAAAGCAGTCGTCGAAACCTTTGAAGAAAAGGACATGACTGAAGAAGATGCGTTAGTCAACGCGAGACTTGCACGAATTTTAACAACAGAAGACTACGACTATGAAAGAAAAGAGCCAATCCTCTGGACCCCCTCGCCCGACTATCGCATTGACTCTCCAACAGGAGATGGAACTGAGGAGGATAGAGATACAGATAAATAAACCTGAAGCCAGAAAAGAAGACATCATTACTGTCTTCATGGCTCTTCAAGAACAAAACTTTGTACTACAAAACTGTGTTAATCAATTATTAAAATGGCAGAAGTCGTTATAAGTCCTGACTACTATTGTCGGGGCAAAACTGAAGTCTGGGACTTCATTCGAGAGCAAGGTCTCAACTACCACTTAGGTAACGTGGTCAAGTATGTATGTAGAGCTGGATATAAAGATAACGATATAGAGGATTTAAAAAAAGCCATCACTTACCTAACTAATGAACTCGAAGCAAGAACCAAACTTAATAGCTAGGACTGGAAGAGTCCAAGCATGGATTGATAATCCAACTAACCGTCTACCCGTATCATGCACGATCTTCAATGTAGAAGATTCAATGGAAGGCTCAGATGGAATCGAAGCAAGCTGGCGTTTTGTTAGCCATGCTCTACGCTTTGGAGCAGGAGTCGCGGTCCACTTGTCGGACCTTAGACCCGCAGGAACAAAAACAAATAAGGGACCTGATACTCTCGTTGCATCAGGACCCGTCTCATTCGCAAAAATCTACTCAACATTAAATGAAATTCTTAGGCGCGGGGGGACGTACCGTAATGGGGCGTGCGTTCTTCATCTTGATATTACACATCCCGATATTATTCCTTACATCGAAGCTAATCGGGCGGAACTCCCATGGGTCAAACGATGTGTCGACTTGCATAAAGCCGATTGGAATACTGCCACCCTCCCAGTTAAGCGAGCCCTTATTGCAGGAATTGCCAGAGGAGATGTTTGGCTTAACAAAATAAAATATGATAACAATGGAAAACGAATCAGAAGCAACGTCTGTCTTGAGGTTTACTTGCCCTCACGCGGAACATGTCTCCTCCAACATCTCAATCTCGGTGCCTGTCGTATCGGCGACATACGGAAGGGTTTCCGTCAAGGCATGTCCGAGTTGTGCGACCTCCATGGCAGGACAGGTGTTGGAGAGTCTGGAGAGTATCTCAAACCAGAGGTAGACAGACAGGTAGGCTTTGGAATGCTTGGCTTAGCCAACTTCCTAGCTAATAACAAGATTACATATGCCGAGTTCGGTAAGGCTCTTGAAGCAGTTAATGAATCAGAACCTTATGAAGGATACGCAGGGTTAGCTGCGCGTGAACTTTTTCTCGGCATACAAGAAGCAGCTAACATAGCGAGAGAAAATAATATGGAGAGGGCATTCGCTATTGCCCCAACAGCATCGTGTTCTTACAGAAGTAGAGACCTTAAAGGTAATACATGTACACCAGAGATAGCACCACCTATTGGACGAACAGTTGATAGAGATTCAGGTGAGTTTGGTGTAGAAACTGTAAGCTACGGTGACGTAGAAATCGCATCCGAAGTGGGATGGGAGAATTATAAAAGAGTGGCAGATCAGATAATGATTATGCTCGAAAGAACAGGTTTGCTTCATGGCTACAGCTTCAACTCTTGGAGCGACATGGTGACTTACGATGAAGCATTTATAGAAGAGTGGTTGGAATCACCACAGACTTCACTTTATTATTCTTTACAAGTAATGGGAGACACTCAAGATAAGTCTGATGCTTACGCAGCATTAGGTGATACTGAGGTTGAAGAATACTTGACAGATATATTTAGTGCAGTACCAGACCCTGACTTTGTTCCTGATGAGAACTACAAGATAGGATGCGACTGTGAGCAGTAGCTTTATAGATAAGGTTCTCTATACAGTTGACCCACACATACCTAAACCATTTGTTGAAGAGATGTATAACTGTGCGAAGTCATTGTCGTACATACCTACTGGTAACGATGTAAGTTACAGAAATAACATGGTTCATTGGTTGACGTGGGACCATTGGATAGCAGGAATCATGCACAACATCTTCATTAGTGCTAACAATGATTACTTTAATTATGACTTAGATCATTTTGATTCTGGAATACAAGTGACCAACTATGAGGTAGGTCAGTTCTATGGATTCCATAACGATATGATTGATGGCGGTAGGTATAAGACAAGAAAATTATCTATGTCTTTATGTCTTACCGATGACTATGAAGGTGGAGAGCTAGAAATATATAACGCATCAGATCTTGAACCGATCTCATTGAAATTAAAAGCAGGGGAAATTGCAATCTTCCCATCATGGGTAGTACACAGAGTAAAACCAGTTACCGAGGGCAGGCGTGTAAGCTTAGTCGCTTGGATGAACGGACCACTTTTTAAATAATAATGAACCCCTACTTAAAATTACTGTCCAGAAAAAGAACTTGGACACCCGTACAAACATCTAAAGGAAAGCTAAAAGAAGGTGCAGAAGAAACCATCTACCGTGCTCTTGCAATACGCCATATGGAGTTACCAGTTGGCGAGTTCATTACAGAAGCACTTGATAAGGAA